CAGCGAAGACTATAAGCTGAAGCTCGGAACCCTGCCGAACACCGGCTATGTCATTCCCTCTATGGTTTTCGACATCAAATCGCTGTTTGATATCATCCTGGAGGCTCTGGACCGCACGCTCATCAACGGCGGCCGGATGTTCTATCTGTGGGATAATTTCGGTGCTTTGAGCCTCTCCGAAGTGGTGCTTCCAAAGGAGGTGCCCGTAATTGGAGAAAACAGCCTCGCAACCGGCTTCCGGTACTCCACCAGTATTGATGGCGAGACCTACAACAAAATCAAGCTGGTGCGTGATAACGAGGCCACGGGTAAGCGTGATGTTTACGTGGTTCAGGACAGCAACAACATGGCCATCTGGGGCATCCTGCAGTATCACGAAAGCGTCGATGAAAATCTGAACGCTGCGCAGATCAAAGACAAGGCCGAAAAAATGCTGGAGCTCTATAACCGGCCGACGCAGAGCCTTACTCTGTCTGCTATCGATCTGCCGGATCTGCGAGCCGGCCAGATCATCTATGTAGATCTGCCGGGCATCAAAGTGCGTCAGACGTTTTTGGTCGAGGAGATCTCTCACGACATCGTGGAGGAGACCATGAGCCTGAAAGTGAAGGTGGTTTAATGCTGGAGCAGCTGAAAAAAATCGTGAGAAGCACAGAGGAAGCGGATGTCCCGACCAGATTTATGTTCGGGGCAGTAACTTCCCTCTCCCCGCTTACCGTTTTTGTGGATAACCGCTTTTACATTTCGCCGCCGGCGCTGAAGGTGATGAAAGAGATCTACGGCCACAAACATGTGATCCCATCGCACAGCACGCAAACGGCTTCACAGCACGCCCATAATGTGACGCAGTTTAATTCCAATATTGCGGAGGCGCTTGCTGTTGGAGACGAAGTTGTCCTGCTCCGGAACCGGGGCGGACAGCAATATCTGATTATCGGGAGGGTTTGAGAGATATGACGCCTACTGTTCCTAAAACAATTCTCGGTACCACCGAGATCCAGCGCCAAGTTGACATTCCCACCCATACTTACCGCATCGATTTTGACAAAAAGCGCATCGCCGGCATGGTCGATGGCAAGGTTGCCATGCAGCAGGCCATTCGAAAGATTCTGCAGACGGAGCGCTTTGTGCATCTCATTTACTCCTGGAACTACGGCATGGAATGGTCGAAAATCATCGGCAAAAGCCATGCAGAAGCCGAGAGTGCCCTTCGAAAGGGCCTTGAGGATGCTCTCCTGCAGGACGAACGTATTACAGCACTGTCCGATCTTGCGGTAACACGAGTTGACCGGCGCACTATTTCTGTGACTGCGACCGTTGAGACCATTTTCGGTACAGTCAGAGAGGAGGTAACCACCAATGTATGAATCCCAGACCTTTGAGGTCATTATGGAGCGTTGCCTGGCGCGCGTGTCCTCCAGAGTAGACAAGCGCGAAGGCTCTATCATCTACGATGCTCTGGCGCCTGCTTGCGCCGAGATCGCAACCATCTATAGCGAGCTGAGCACCCTGATGGATCGTGCATTTCCTGACACCGCCACAGGTGAGGATCTGGATAAGAAGTGCCGGGAGCGCGGCTTCACCCGCCGGCAGGCATCCGCGGCCGTCCGGAGAGGTGTATTCGCCGATTCCAACGGCGCCGCATTCAGTGTACCTGTCGGTACCCGTTTTTCCGGCGGTGAAATCAACTATGTGGTTTCTTATGCTCTGGAAAGCACCGGCGAATTTGCCCTCACGGCAGAAACGGCCGGAGAAATCGGAAACACATATTACGGCACGCTGCTCCCTATCGACTATGTGGAGGGGCTGGCCGGCGCAGAGCTGGAGGACATCCTGATCCCCGGCGAGGATACCGAGTCCGATACCAGCCTTCGCATCCGGTATTTTGACTCCTATGACAACCAGGCCTTTGGCGGAAACCAGGCAGACTATAAAGAGCGTGTCGGCGCCCTCGCTGGTGTCGGCGGTGTTAAGGTATTCCGCGCAGCTGAAGGCGGCGGTACCGTTGGGCTGACCATTGTTACCAGCGATTGGGGCATTCCCTCTGCAGAACTGCTTGCATCAGTACAGAATGCCGTGGATCCGCTCGAAAATCAGGGCAGCGGCATCGGCTTCGCCCCGATCGGCCACACAGTGACCGTAACAGGTGTTACCGGCGCAACCGTCGACGTCGCATTCAATCTCACTCTGGAGGAAAACGTCAGCTGGGCTGATATCCAGAGCGCAGTCACCGCTGCCATCAACAATTATTTCCTCGGCCTTATCGAATCGTGGGCAGACACTTCCGCCATCACTGTACGTATCAGTCAGGTCGAAACCCGCATTCTGGCCGTCGCCGGCGTGCTGGACATCGAGGGCACAACGCTCAACGCAGAAGTCGCAAACCTGCAGCTCGGCAGCACGGAAATTCCCGTACTGGGAGAGGTGACCAATGGAGCTTCTTGATTATTATCCCGAGTTTATGGCGGAGCTCAAGGAGATCCAGGAACTTGCCAAAGCAGAGCAGCCGGAGATTGCAGCGGCCATCCAGACGGTCCGTGACGCTCCCAACGATTTCTTTATCACCGAGCTCTCTCCTGCCGGCGCAAAACGCTGGGAGGAGATGCTCAACCTTCCGGTGCAGGAAGACACCCCTATTGCAGATCGGCGGTTCCGTATTTTGACGAAGTCCACCGAGCAGAGACCGTTCACTATGCGCCGCCTGAAGGAGCTTATGACATCCTTGTGTGGCGCGGATGGCTTTACAGTAGCCTTTGTCAACAGCACCTTTACACTCACTGTACGTGTCGCTCTGGGAGTTAAGCAAAATTACGATGACGTCGATGCCATGCTCGCACGAATCGTCCCGTCGAACCTGATTCTCGATCTAAGCTTGCTATATAACACCTACGACATTCTTTCTGCGTACACGTATGACCAACTATCTGCATTTACCTATGATCAATTAAGAAATGAGAGGATTACGCCATGACCGAAACTGAAATCCTGAAACTCAAGCGCCCGGCAGGTAGCGACTTTTATTCTGTCGATGACTTCAACCACAATGTGGATCTTCTGGAGGCCGCTGCAAAGAGCAAGGTAACCACTTTGCGGGTATGCGGGGATCTCAATAGCGCCGCGTTGGTCCTCCACAGCAGTGGCTCTTATACTGGAACCGTTGTTGAACACGATGATGGCCATGCTTATGCGGAATTCGTGCTGCCATGCGGTGGTCATGTCGACATTACGCATGTCGCAAACGGTGAGAAGCATTCCAGAATCGAGATCCTTATTGACGGAAATACCGAGTGGATCATTTCTCACCATATGACTGTCTATCACAGCATCCTTGCCAAGGTATCTGATGGATACTTCGCTGACGCTTCTAGTATCATCATTTACGATGATGGCATTGGTCGGGTAATCCAAAAGACTGATGTGGAGACCTTCCAGGAGGGGTATGTCGCAGATCTGGATCACCAGAACGAGTTGTGGCACGCCGTTCGCACCGGTATGATCACGGCCGCCGATTACGCAACTATCACCGGAGATGAATATCCGACGACTCCGCCCACGCGGGTAGAACAATAATGAGTGGGAGGGATACACATGGACAGCTGTTTGGCTCGTAAAAACGATGTCATTCGCAATGCTCCCGCAGAGATCATTTACTTTCCCCTCACCTGCCAAAAGGATTCACCTGTAGGGACTGCAGCTAGTTATGCTCAGCTCCGAGAAGTGCGCTTTGAAGACATTCCGGAAGAATACCAGGATATTGTCAGTGCCATTGGCATGGATGCATTTTTAAAATTCGTCAATCTATGTGGCGGATTGAACATGTACGTTCCAAAAGTTGAGTCACTGGAACGTGCAGGCCGCGATCGTGAGATTCGCGCCCGCTTTGACGGCGGTAATTACAAAGCTCTATCTGCACTGTTTCGCTTAAGCGAACGGCAGATCCGAAAAATCATTAACGGAACAAGACGGTAAGGGGGTGTGTAGAGATGGAAAAACTGACCCCCACGGAGCTGTGGACCGCTCTGTTGGCTGTTGCTTCGGCAATCGTACTGTTGAGTAACGCTGCAGAGAAAATTGCCAAGGCATTTCGCACTGCAAAGGCGCCGAACGTCAAGCAGGACGAACGCCTAGATAAGGTGGAAAAACACCTTGAGGAGGTTGATCAGTACCTCGCTATGGACAAAAAACGCTTGGATAGTCTGGACGAGGGTAATCGAGCTACCCAGCGAGCTCTATTGGCTCTGCTGGATCACGGCATTGATGGAAATAACATCGAACAGATGCAGCACGCCAAAGAGGCTTTGCAGAACCACCTGATCAACCGATAGGAGGCGGACATGCTATGACGCTGAAAATTAAAACCAGCAAGATCATCCTGCTGGTAATGGCTGCGTTGCTGATTGCTTTTGTTTTGAAAATGATCCAGCTGTACGAAACCACCGGCGGCATCCCGGATACGTTGGTAACCTGTGTGCTGGGCGGCGGCGTATTCGAGCTGGCTCTGACGGCATGGATCACCGTCAGTAAGGTAAAAAAAGGAGGTACCGATAATGGATAACCTGACCATCAACGACGTTTTCTATGCGCTGCTTACTGTGGCCGTGCCCGTGGCACTTCGCTACATCATTCAGCTCATCTCCGCCAAAGTGGCAGGCAGCCACTATGCCGAGGCCGTGGATGCTGTTCTGGCGGCCGTGGAGTACGTCAACCAGACCTTTGTGGATTCTTTGAAGGCATCCGGAAGCTTCGATACTGACGCCAAGCTGGACGCCTTCGAGAAGGCCAAGAACGCAGCGCTCCTTTCCCTGTCTGCCGGCACACAGAAGTGGTTGGAAAAGAATTACGCCGACCTCGATGCCTGGCTGGCCGTGCAGATCGAGAGTGCGGTTAAGGGGGCAAAGGCTGCATGAACGGAGTAATTGTACGTGCCTATTCCAAGGCCAAAAACGGCGGAGAAAAACCCTACATGAGCAACGGCAAACGCTGCGCCAACTTCAAGGTGAGCGAGTTTGCCTGCAGTGACGGATCCGATCCAGTGTTCATCGCACCGGAGCTGGTGACGATCCTGCAGCAGATCCGCGACCACTATAAAAAGCCGGTAACTGTCACTGGTCCGTACAGAACTCCGACTAAAAACAAAGCCACGAAAGATAGTGCTACATATTCCCAGCACATGTACGGCACTGCGGCCGACATTATTGTCGGTAACAAAAAGACTGGCATCGAACCGCCCACGGCCGTGGCGGCCTATGTCGAAACGCTGATGCCCAAGAAAGGCGGAATCGGCATTTACAATGACTTCACCCACGTTGATGTGCGAACTGTCAGAAGCCGCTGGAACGGCTGAACGGGCTGTCGCGCAGTACCCACTTTGTACCCACTTCAAACTTATGGACGATAAGTTTGCACTCCAAAAAGTTATAGAATATGAGTTAAACTCGTGTTATATGAAACTTTTTTATCGCAAATTATTGTCTACGCTGGTTCGAGTCCAGTAGTCTCCACCATAAAAGCACCGGAAATCACAAGATTTCCGGTTTTTTATCTGTTTTCTGGAACTTTTTGGTGCGATTAAAACTTGCTGAAATCGCCTGACCACAGAAATAGCCACCGTTGGCGAAAAAGAGAGATTCGGAGTTGATTCTCCGAATCTCTCTTTCTTTGGTTTTGGCGGGGTAAATAATCCAACGCAAAACTTTCTCTAAGTAACACTTGCAATCCATCAATGCAAGGTATATCATGGCACTATAACAAAACAGGGGAGCTCGTGTTGCGGGCTGAGAGGAAGTCATCAAACTTCGACCCTTTAACCTGATGCGGGTAATGCCGACGTAGGAAGAAATACACGGATTCTTT